ACAATGCTCACAATGTGGATAACACAACAACAAGGAAAGCAAATTAGGGAAAACACCTATATGCTTCTCAACAAAGTCTGACACAATTAAATCTCACTTTTTAACAGGAGTTCCAAGTGAATACAAAGTACGATAAAGAGGCGTTAGTTCTTTCACCAAGGCCAGAACAAAAAGGCCATTTAGTTGACCGCAGCGAACTCATAAACGAGTTGCTCAAAAAGAATGTCAACGAGCATACAGAGAAGAAAAACAATCTCACATATCTTTCCTGGGCATGGGCATGGGCAGAGGCTTTAAAAGCTGATTCAAGTGCCACTTACAAGGTAGAGATGTTTGGTGACAAGTGCTTCATGGACATTAACGGCACTGCAATGGTGTTCGTAACTGTCACCATGTTTGGCAAACCAATGACTTGCCAACTGCCTGTGATGGATTATCGCAACAAGGCCATCCCAAGCCCAGACGCATTTGCAGTCAACACTGCCATCATGCGTTGCATGACTAAAGCATTGTCTTTGCATGGTCTTGGTCTATACATCTATGCTGGAGAGGATTGCCCCCAAGAAGAAGACAACACCAGCAAACCAACAATGAACGCCAATGTCCTTGCTGACCACTTAGCATCCATTGATGCTTGCGAGTCCCTAGAAAGCCTCCAGAAAGCATTTAAACAGGCTATTGATGCCGCTGGTGGTGATACCAATGCAAAGACAAAGATCATTGCCGCCAAAGACGCAAAGAAAGGGGCTTTGAAATGAGTGAAGAAATCAAACAAGGCACAGAAGAATGGAAGATGCTCCGCTTGGGCAAGGTGACTGCAAGCCGTGTTAAGGACATTATTGCCAAAACACAAAAAGGCCACTCAACTAGTCGTGATAAATACTTGACCCAGTTGTTGCTTGAGCGTCTGACTGGCACTGTAGCAGAATCATATTCAGATGCCGCTATGCAGTGGGGCGTAGAGCAAGAGCCTTATGCCAGAGCCGCTTATGAGGCCAAAAAAGGTGTTTTTGTGGATCAAGTGGCATTTGTAAATCATCCAACGATTGAGCAATCTGGGGCATCTCCAGATGGTTTAGTGGGCGAGGGCTTGGTAGAGTTGAAAGCGCCCATGAGCCATACGCACCTAGAAAGCCTTTTGGGTGGTCTTGACGATCAGTACAAGGTGCAAGTTCAGTGGCAAATGGCCTGTACAGGCGCTAAGTGGACAGATTTATGTTCATTTGATCCCAGGTTTCCAGCAGAATTGCAGTTGGTCATTAAGCGTTTTGAGCGTGATGATGCCTACATTGCAACGCTAGAAAAAGAGGTCATTAAATTCTTAACAGAACTTGATGACAAAGTTAAAAAAGTAAATGATTTGAAAGGCTAATATGGATACTTCTAAAAAAGATAACAGTGGGGTTTTGTTTCGCAATGACAAGAAGGACAAAGAAACTTCTCCCGACTATAAAGGAAACATTACTGTTGCTGGTGTGGAATACTGGCTCTCAGCATGGATCAAAGAGGGCAAGAGTGGCAAGTTCATGGGCTTGGCAGTCAATCCCAAGGACTCTCAGCCGCCAGCGTCTAATCCACGCAAGGCAAAAGACATTGATGACTCAGAAATTCCCTTTTGATAAACCTCACGGGGCTTCGGCCCCAACTTAACAGGAGTTGACATGACAAAGTTAGACAAAATCTGGTTTGATAGCATGGTAGAAAAGTTCTTTGGAACACCAGCATTCAAACTCTCTCGCAAAGAAGACCCTGCCACTTCTCACCAAGCAGCGCAAGCGGTTGACACAACAAAGATGGAATCCCTGGTTTATGAAACCATTGCCGCCTATGGGCCAGAGGGTTGCATCTCAGATGATGTGCTTGCCAAGCTGCCATTCCTGCCCTATTCCTCTGTCACAGCCCGTTACAAGGCACTGCTCGACAAAGGTTTCATTGAGATCATTGGAACGCGCAAGGGCATCTCTGGGCGACTTCAAAGGGTCATGCGGAAGCGTTAATCCACTAAAGTGGAAGGTAGGGTAAATACCTATTCCAATGTCTGTCAGACAAGGCAGAATTGGCGCATGAACCAACAACAAACAACCCGTTTAAATGCTTTCTGGCAGGATGTAGAGGCTCACAAGGCTCTCAATCCATCCATGCCAGAGCAAGCCCTTGTAATCCTCAAATCTGTGGCTTTGGATGCTCTCCTTGCCGCACAAGACATTGAATTGATAGGAGTTGATGATGAGAACAATTGATTTTGTGCCTTTTGAGTGGGATGACCCTGACTTCAATCCAGAGATTGACCGCATTGAGGTTGATTATGAATGGCATGAAGGCGATTCATCTGTGGGTCTTTTGGCAATGTGTGAAAAGACTGTGAAGTGGATGCGCTTTAATCTGCAAATCAAGGACATTACTGATGAATTGTCTTATGCTGATTTGGCATATCTGAAGCATGAAATCAACGAGAACGACAAAAAAGCATTTGATGATGATTGAGAAGATTGACACATACACAGTTCAGCAGCCTGGGGTCATGGATGACAGGATCAGGGTCAACAGTGGTGTTGCCTATCGTTGCACCATCTGTGGGCTGATCTGGACTGATGAAGCCAAAGCAATCAAGCATGAGGAAGCCCAACATGAAAACTGAAGAAGACGAGGCATTTGAGGAATTGGCAAAGCGCCAGGGTGATTGGGGTCTTCAAGGGTCACGCAAGCACCAAATCATGCGTTATGCAGAAAACATGGAGCGCAACCAAGTACTTGAAGAAGTCGCTAATGAATTGGAAACAAGGTTTACAGGGCCATTTGGCAGGGACACAGTGGCATCGTTTGCCGCATTTGTAAGAGGGATGAAGAAATGACACCATTGATTAAAGAAATGGTCAAAATGGTTTCTGTTGAAAACTTTGACCCAACACAGATGCAATGGTTTGATGTGACTGGCGCAATCAAAACGCATATTGGCGCAGACCCCAAACGCTATCTACTGCATCCAGCCCCATACAAAAACATGATGCTTTGTTGTCGTATCGCACAAGGCGATTTCATGTTGTCGGTTCTTGCAAATCCTGACGCAACCATAGTCACCGGCTGGATATTAAAGCCAACTGAATACAAAGCGCTTGGTTCTTTTTTGTTTGCTGAACATAACGGAGAACCAAAAGTTGGCCCTGTTGATAAGCC